TTTGTGTAACGGCTACTAACATTTCAGCATTTACATTAACAGCAGTTGCACCATCAAAATCATTCATATTATCTATCAAGCCTCTAGAATCAAATAAATCTGATGGGTAAAAACCTTCTGTTAAAAAATGACGTTTTAAATCTAAAGTAAACACGCTACCTAAATCTAAGAAAGAAGAGGCTGCTGCACCACCAAATTCATATGTGCCTAGTGGTGCTATGCCACCTACATCATCTAACGAAAGTACAGCATCAAAATCTGTAATGCTATCAAATTGACCAACACCAGTTAAATTAAGTGAGTTTGTTGTAGCATCAAATGCTACATTAGTTTTTGTTCCTTGAAATTTTGGGGTATCTAAATCTTCGCGTCTAGTTAAGGCAATTAATGGTGCAAGATTATCAGGTAAATCTAATATTACACTTGTCTCGCCAGCACAAAACCTACCACCATCATCTTGAAATTTTAAAATATATTCACCATCAAGATTTGGTACTATTGCAGAAGTAGTATTTCCTGCAAGTGCTTGTATAAGATCAACACTATTTGTAAAAGTACCAGTACCATCAGTTTTTGTAGAGTGCCTTACATATACACGACCTCCATGCGTTACATCTAAATCAGTCGATAAGTTCCAACGTAGTCTTGCTAATTTGTCATTTATTGGCTCAATAGTTAAGCCTGATACATCACTAGGTATTGCAGTTTTTCCAATAGCGTTAAAAGTTAAATCAGCAGATGTTGCACTTGTTTGCAAAGAACTATTGTAGCTAAATACTTGAAATTCATATGTACCAATATCAGTATTAAGGACTTCAAAATCAGGCGATAGTACTGTAGTAGTAATAAAGTTACCATTATTAAATCTATAATTTACTTGATATTGTGTAACACCAACTATAGGCTGCCAACTTAATATAATTTTAGATACAGCCCTATTATTAATTTCAACAATCTTTTCTTGTGCAATTAAAGCAGATGGTGGATTAGGAAGTAAATTTAAAACTGATACAGTTCTAGTTGGTAAAGATACACCATCTTCAATAAAAGGATACTTACCGCTTACATAGGATAATGCAGTAATTGTATAATTTATACCATCAGATTCTTCAACTGTAATTACTCTAAATTGTTGTGCTTGTACTGTATTATCTTGTAAAAGCCAAATTGTATTAGGATTTGGTGTTTGAGAAAATGGATTATGTACTGTTATAACTGCGCCAGTTACATCTGTAACCTGTTTTTTTTCTACAGTACCATCAGGTAAAATTACACTTAAAAATGGATCATTTGTATCTGGTAAATCTGTTGATGCAGTATCATCTACTGTAATTGTTGTAGCTGTTGCTGATACAACTCTACCGCCTCTACGCAAGCCAGATCTTACAGGATCAGCTATTTCTATAACTGCGCCAGGTCTTACAACTGCACCTGAATCTATTGATGTAGAAAATGTTACAACCTCACTTTCATTTTGTTCTGCAAATAAAATAGCTTTTGCTAATCTTCTAGCTTGCCCTCTAGATGTACATGCAAATGCTTTAACTTGTTTTACAATAACTCCAAATTTTGCTATAGCAGCAGCATCTTCATATACTTCATAATCTATTTCCCTAGTATCCATATTGAAATAGGATACAGATATTACTGTGTTTCTAGTTTTTAAACCACTACCAGAATATACAAAACCTTCTTCAGTAACATTAGCTAAGTTAAATAAATAACTTGCGTCTTTTGGGCTATCTTGTGCAAGCAATATACTGCCTGAAGCCCATATTGGCATGCATCGCATTACACCCGCTAACTCATTTATTAAATCAAATGCCTCAGATGAAGATTGTATATTAACGTTGCATGAAAATCTTGCTTCTTGCCCTCCAAAGCCATCATCAACAAGAGTATTTGCAAATTTACTAGCAGTAACAAATGAAAATAAATCAAGTGAACTATCAGTTATATGATTACCAAATCCATATCTAGTATCTGTAAGAATATCAAGTAACACCATTGACGGGCATGAACACCATTGTGCAGCTCCCATAACACCATTAAAAATATAACCAGGTGGGTACACTATGCGACCAGTAGCGTTATCAATACTTGGTGTACCTGAATTATTAGCACCTGCACCTGGTATCCTTACCTTTATACCTCTTATACGAAATTTTCTAGTAGGTATAGATTGAAATTGCATAGAATCTAATCTTAATGATGCATATGCACTATTTGGATATGTATTAGCAGCATCAATTATTTCACCGTAGCTTGTCCAGTTAAATGCATTTTGTGTTTGTATATTTGGTGCATCTGGTGTAATACGGCTAACTCTTATATCTACAGGAAAAGCACCTGTTAAATTTACTCTGTAATCTTTTTGGTAAGCGTCTGCACTTCTACCAGTAATAGTATCTGTAATAATATCAGTAAAACCACCAGAATTATATTGAACACTTATTTTTAAAGTTATAGATGAACCTAATAAATCACCTTTATCTGTAGCTATTTGTAGCTGTGGTACGGTTATAGTTATATTTACTGCATCCACATCTGTGTTCGTAATCTGTCTTGTTACAGGGTTAGATTGTGTAACAACTACTGCAACAGGTTTTATAGATGAACTACTTACAATGCCAGGTATTTTTGTTTGATTAGCTGTTCCAAATCTAGGCCTAAATGTAACATCCTGAAAATTAAAATCAAAACTAGCAGGATTAGCAGAATTAGCTGTAGATTTTAAAATTGGTGTATCATCCAAAAATATATCTTTTAAACTTGCGTTGTTATATGCTGTTGTTCCTTGTGTTAAGCCCTCTTTAGATGCAGATGCAAAACCCTCTATCTCTCCTTCAGATAATAAATCAAGAAAAGTTGCAAACTGTCTACTATGTAAAGTATCAGGTGTTCTAACTGGTGGTGGTGGTGGTGATGGTTTTTTACGTCCACCTGAACCTCTTATATAATTATTCTTTGTCATCTTTGAACCTGCTGTGTATCAATTGCACCACTGATTACAACTGAACCTGTAATAATTTCACCATATACAATAGGAACTGGTGTACCTGCACGAGAGGTATTTTGTGTACCAGAAAATGCGAAAGATATACGTGGATCTGATTCTGATGAAAATTCCTGTGGTTTAGGCATAGGGAACAACATTTCACTCACCCCTGATAAAACTAGGGATGCACCTATTCCAAAAGCTACTTTTGCACCAAAGCCAGCAGCAGCAAATCCACCACCTCCTAAGCTAATAGCCCCTGCACCAAAAGCACCAAAAGCACCAAAAGATAATGCTATTAAAGCACCACCAAATAACACCCTACCAACACTACCAGCACCACTAATAAAAGGAACAATATGTATATCTTCTTTGCCTATTGGATTATGTATTTCTTCTTTATCAATTATATAATTACCAATTTTTACCTGATATAATTTTGGATTCATATATTTTTCTACATGTGGAAAATTATTAACTAAAAAACTTATAGCTTGTGGTAAATTATGCACCATAATTTCAAATTCTTTACATCCTACAACATCAGCAAGTTCTCCATATAATTTTAATTTACGCAACATAACGATACCTACCACCTGTGCATTTTAATAACCATTGAGAATATGGTTCTCTACAAGATAGTCTATCGGTTAAATGGTGTAAAACATCCCCATCTAAAAAAATAGCTACATGATTTAAACCAGTAGATCCTATAGACATTAATAATGTATCACCATCTTCTAATTTTTCATCTGGCCTTAGTTGTCTAAAACCAGTTCTCCAAGCACAACTTTCAAATAATGGATTTAGTATAAATTCTTCTGGTGTTGTGGGTCTATTCCAATCTTTAAGCTCTATACCCTTTTTTTCTTTATACCAATCTCTAACTAATGACCAACAATCAGTAACACCCCATACCCATGGCCTACCTAATAAAGGGGGTTTATAACCGCATGGCTCTAAATATGCCCATTCTTCAGTTTTGGGATTAACAATATGCCATGGGATATTACTTTGTTCACAACTAATTTTATCTGCTTGACTAGGTGTTGGTGGTGTTACAGGATGACTATGAATTACTGCTGTTATTTCTCCTATATTGTCTGCTTTAACATAATCTTCAGGATCTATAATAAAACATTGATGATCTGTTAAAGATAAATTACGACAAGGATAATATTTTTCTTTCCCTTTTATATTTAACAATAAGCCACAAGATTCCTTTGGATCTTCTTGTTTTGCATGTAGTAATGCTTTATATTTCCAAGTCATACTATAAATGTACCAATTGAAGGAAACTCTGTCCTTGTACATTGTCTTTTTGGCGCACGTATACCTGCTAAATCGAAAACTGCTGCTAATTCAAACGACACTGTAAATCTATTTTCAGATGATTTTCTATCTATTTTATATATTTCTCTAGGAAATTCTGCTGTAGGATCTGGTGTACCTAATGGATTTATTGTTTGTGTTGAAGTTGTTGTAGTCTGTTGTGTCGTTGTATTTGGATCATTCATTGTTATTGTATTACCCATGTTATTACCATGACTTGTACAGTAATAACGTAAATCATTTGGTGCAGATGGATACACTGGTTGATAAAGTACAGTAGCATCTGTACCTAAAGTACCCGTATTAGTTGTGGTTTGTATTCCACCTGCATCTGATTTTATTCTAAGTGGATGACCTACATTACTACTATGTGATTGATTAAAGGTATACGTACTGCCACGTTTCATTGTAATTACAGGTTTTTGTACACCATTTATTGCAAAAACATTATTATTATATGAATCTTGTACAACTGTTACTGTATATGTAATAGATTCAGCATCCGCAGGATCAGCTATTGTTGTAGTTGAAGTAGACGTTATTGTTGTTGGTGCAAAATTAATAGCATCTAGATAACGTGCAAGAGTTCTTATCCTTGTAACAGTTGCGCCTGTCAAATCATTACCTGTTGTTACTTTATTAACGTTTAATAAAATTGATGTAATTGTACCTAAAGCATTACTAACTGTAAGAGTTGGTCTAGGTAGCTGACCTTTGTTAAAAGAAAAACCCTCAGCTTGTATAGGCATTTTTATATAAGTATTACCTGCCCAAACTATATCACCACTGTTATTTAGATTAGATCCATTATGAAAACGATATGTTTGCGTTGAGCCATGTAATGCTGCATCTGTTGTTAGTGTAAATAATTCAATAATTGCTGATGGATTGACCTTTTGCAGATCAGTAATTATAGGTGTTGTACTCATGGCTCAAAAACTTGCCTAAAAGTAGCTGTAATTGTAGCTCTATTTGGAAAATCAATTTTTTTACGCCATCTATCACATACAAATTTATAAGATGAACTTTCACCTGGTAATGTGTAATCGAAGCTATCTCTATCATCTGCCCTACTATCTAAAAATGCCTCAATAGTATCTGATTCTGTTTCTGTAATATTATTCCATGCAAGATCATATAATTTAGCATTTTGATGCTCACTTAGTCCTAAATGTATACGATGTTCAAAACCATCAGCAAATCTTACAACTCTCACATTAGGTTGTGAATTTTTTGTTAACCCATAACTAGGTTCTGGTGTAGAAGGAAATGTTGCCATTATGCTAATAAACCTCCTGGTCTTTTTTGTTTTAAAAGTTCTGATTCTATAGCAGCAGAAAGAGCAAAACCTAATGCTCTACTTTCACTTTCATTTCCTTCTACAGAACTACCTGATGCATCTACATTAACAACAATATTACCAAAACCCCCACCTGTTGTTTGTACTCCTAATTTACCATTACTGCCTCTTTTTAAGGGTAAAATCGCCTCTGCACCTGCCTCACCCATTAAACCCATACCATTAGCCATAGGAAATATAGTTGGTTTTTTTACAATACCTCCATATGCATATTTTTCTACCTTACCATTAACAAAAGCATTACCATTTGCATTACCAAATAAACCAGAAATAAAATTAGTGAAAGGCTGTGTAATTGTTTGCTGTATCGCAATACGTGCCATATCTGCAATTATAGAATTAGCTAAGTTTTTAAAATTTAGCTTCCCTGTCATAACAAAATTAACTAATGCATCCTCCATTCCTTTTATTCCTTTTACTACAACATCTGCCATAGATTCTTTAAGAGTTTTAATACTATCTCCAAAAGTCTTTAATTTATCTCGCATTGTTTGACCGAATGATTTTTCTATAGCTTCACCTGCATTATTTGCACTATCACTTATATTTTGAAAATAACTAGCAGGTGCATTAGTTGAACCACTAAATAATTCTTGTATTTTGTTAAAACTTTCAGTAAATCTTTCTGAAAACCCTTTTGTAAAATCTTCACCTAATAATGATGTTAAATTACTTTTTTGCTGTGTTACAAATCTATTACCTAAATCCTTTGCAATATTACCTGCACCGCCTAATAATTTTTGTATAAATGGTGGGATCTTTATGTTGTCGAAAAAACTTTGTACACGTTTTGCTGCTATACCTATAACTCTTATAACTTCATCTACTAATTTAACTGTTGCAAATATACCAATAGATATACCTCTAATACCTATTTCAATAACTTTAAAAAAACCACTAAAATCATTATTATTACTAAATAATTCACTAAATACACCAACAATTGTATTTAACGCGGGTAATAATGCATCTGTTAATTGTTTTCTAAATCCATCAAATCTAATAGCAAGTACAGCTATTTGATCGTTAAAAAATTCTGCGTTTTGTGCAAATTCATCTGATACTGCATAATTAAATTCTGTTAGTGATGCTGCACCACCATTTAGTAAATTTATTAAACTTGCACCTGATCTACCAAATATTTCCATAGCAATAGCAGCTTTTGTTGCGCCATTTTCCATTTGTGAAAATCTATCTGCTACTTCACCTAATACCTGTTCATTTGTTTTAAATGTACCGTCAACACCTCTAACAGATATACCTAATGCGTCAAAACTGTCTGAATATGTAGCAACGCCTTGATCTGCCTCACGCATAGATTGAGCTAACCTTCTTAATCCTTTATCTATTGTTTCCTGTGATACACCTGCTAATTTACCTGCGTTTACATATGCCTGTAGTGTATTAGCAGCTATACCTGTCTGATCTGATAATTTACCAAAACTATCTGCACTATCTATTGCTCCTTTAACAAGTCCTGCAAATGCACCCCCAGATATAATTAATCCAAAAGCACCAAATGTTTTATTAAGACCACCCATTGCAAGCCTTAAATTTTTTACACGACCTGCAACCCCTTGCATAGAGTTACCAAGACGTTTTATAGATCCTGCACCTACAGTTTTTGCTGCTACTACTAAATCAAATTTTGCCATATTATTTTTCCTTATTTATCGCTTTTAAAACTGCTGCTTCCATAATCTGTAAATTTTCGAGCATAACAGTATGGTTTTCTATATTATACAGTTTAATCATTTCTATAACAGATGTATAGTCAAAACCAATAATTCCACTCATTCCTACACGCCATTGTGTTTGACAACGTAAAAACATCTCAACAGTTTCCCAATTTTGTTCTAATACATAAAAATTATTATCTACTTCTTTTTTTTCTGTTTTAATACCTAATACTGCATCATCTTCGGCTGTTTTATCTACGACAAGTGAACCATTAACCCAATATTCACCTGCCTCTGCTAGTTTTTTGCGTATATTTCTTCATTAGATTGCATAAAAGCAACGCCTACAGCAGTAGCAAAACCACGAACTTCTAATAATTGATTAAGTGTACTTTTATTAAATGGAACCTCCTGACCTTCTCCATCAACTAAATCTTCCCATCCGAGTAATACTTCTTTTGCTACATCTATATCTTCTAACTGCTGATCCTCCACCATTTTTATCATTTCTTTGAATCTAGATTGTGAAATATTTTTAAAATGTGCTGTAAATATTTCTTGTGATACCTCACCATCTTTATTTATTTTTACTAATACTTTCCATTTATATGTAGGTTTCTGGTCAATAACAAAAGGCATAACAAAATAAGTATATACATACTAGGGTAAACCCTATTTATAATCTATGCAACTTTAGGTATAAACTAATGAAAATTCTGTATTACCAGAACTTGTAGGTGTTGCCATAAATGGTAGATTAAGCATTGTAATACCATCTGATTCTTCATATGTTGGTTGTCCTAAATCTGTCTGTGGACAAGATACAGTAACTTTATTACCTGCTGTTGTTCCATGTAACCATGTGTTTGTGCCAGTTGATGTGCCAGTATAGTCTGTAAAGAAATTATGGGCTGATAAAGCAGGGTTTTCTATAACTGCTGTTCCTGATGGTCTACGATCAGTAATTAAAACTTCTTTTGTACCACCTACTAATTCTCTATAAATTACTTCATTATTAAAATCTAAATTCCATGATTGTAGTGCTGCTGCAAAACCAAATATTGCAAAGTTAGATGTACTGCCATTTTTAAATATAAGGGGTGATGCTTGATTACTTACTGTTACAGAAGGTAAAGCATCATCAGTAGGTGCAGAAAACAATCCAGTTAAAGAAAAAGAAATACGTGGAATATTATTTACTTCACAATTAATACTAAATGTACCTCTACAACCTTTAACTATTTGTCTTATACCATCATAGTTAACAAATAATGTAACGCTGTCTGAAGGAGTACTTACTGGTGCATAAGTAACTGTATTACCACCACTAATTGTTTCTGATAAACCACACGCTTTCAATATTGCACCATATTTAGGTGCTGTACCTGCACTACCACTACCTGACATTTCAACATCAAAAGTAACATTAACTCTTGTATTAGCTGGTATTACCTCATAATTACCCATATATGGCCTTATTAAATCTCTAGATACTTCATCACTTACAATAGGTTCTATGTTCAGATCTATTACCTGTACATAATTAGCACTACCTGTAGGGTTAGGGTTTGTACCATAACTAGATTCTGCTTTAGCTAATATGCTTCTTTTTCTGTGTAGCTTTGGCATTGTTACATTAAATCAGTATGTTTATATAATATATGTTTTTAGCAATAAACACCATCTATTGAGTTAAATCGTCTATTTCTGTTCTATATCGCACTATATATTCCACTCCAATAACACCACCTGGTTGATCTGCATCTAATAATTCAAAAGAAGTATCAGATGGTTGTACATCAATAGCTAAATTATTAACTGTCAAATCTGCCATTACTTTACTATGCAAACTTTCTACAGTTGCATCTGCCACATTGTCAGGTACATCACCCCTTACTATTACACTTATTCTTACTGTCAAAGTATGGTCAAGTGTAGGTAGTGATGTATTTTGTTCAACAGTATCAGTAACAGGTTCTAATACTAATGCAGGTGATTCTCCTCTAGTTAATGGTACTACTCTGCTTCTGTAGATTCTTGTACCTACTCCTGTTGTATTAGCAAGGGTTGTTAGTAACCTTGCCATAATCTGTTCACGTTTAGTGGTCATGTTTTCTGTATAGCAATTTCACAAAATGCCCCATCATCTAACTTTCTAACTTCTCTAACTGTATATGCAACAGAATCAACAGTAATAGATGCACCTGCTACTAAACTACCAAAGTCACTAACCCTTGCAGTGAGTTGATAATCAGTACTAATAATCTGATTGCCAGCTAAAACTAAATCAGGTTGTTCTAATATTGCTTTTGCAGTAGTTCCACCTGATGTACAGCTAACACCAAAATCAGCTAAATATACTGTTTGATCTTCACTTATTTGCATTAGCTTTAGATGCTACTGTTTTTTTTGGTTTTGGTGTTTCTTTATATTCTTCTGCTTTACCAATACTGATAAGAAAAGAAGCATCTGCACTAGATAAATCATAAGTTTTGCCAGCCTCTAAACCAACACCACTTGCACAAACGTCTTTTAAACACTTAATTTTCATAAAAAAAAGGGGTAGATAACTACCCCATATAGTAAACCAATTATGTGGTTACGTCTAAGATTGCAGCAAATGATTGTGCATGACGAACAGCAACATCAAATGCAACTACACCCTTGATGCTTACCAAGTTCTTAGCAAAATCATCACTGTCCTCACCTGCTGTAATTTCAATACCAGATCCATATAGACCTAAGATTGCTTGGCTAAAGTCACCCATAACAACAGCAGAGCAAGTACCAGATGTAGAACCCTTAGTTAGGTTGCTAGGTACTTGGTTAGTCATTGCTAAAGGATAACCATTAACAGCAACAGGTGTAGCACCTCTACCTAATGCCTGTAGGTTGTTGTTAACTAGATACTCACCGCCTGATGTCTTAAGTTTCTTAATTGCACCCATAACCTTAGCGTTGGTTACATAAGAAATAGAATCAGCGTTAACACCTGCATTATCTTCCATAATTGCAGTTTCTAGGTCAATCAGCTTATCAACTGTGATAGCACCACCATTAGTACCGATTGCAACAGAACCAATACCAGATGTTTGCATGATACCTGTAGGCTGACCTGATGAACCAGAACCATTTAAGATACCTAGATCAAGACCAACATTAATACCATCAAGAATATCAGTTCTAACTAGATCCTCAATACCTGGTGTTGACTGTATAAGCATATTTCTAGAAAACTTAGATAATGTGCCTAATGTCTTAGGTGTCATTGAGATCTGATCAAATGTACTTTCTGACTGTGATAGTGCAGTAGTTTCATTAGCTAGATAGCCAGTAGATGCAACACCTGATCTTCTAGGTATAGCAACATCACCAACTAAACCTGATAATGTTTGTACACCTAAACCAACCATTACTGTGCTGTTTCTTAGTGCTTCAATAAAGTCATCAGCAAGTAAATCTGTTGCTACTATATTTCCACCAGTTGTTGCACCAGTAGTTACATATGTAGCTCTTTTTGCTAGTGAGCTATAAGGAATAAACAAAGAAGATGAACTATTAGATCTCTGTGAATCTTTTGCTATCTGTTGTGAAATTTCTCTAGCAAAACCAGATGCTTTATCTGACCAGTCATTTGTTAAAAGACCTCTAATACCAGAAGTAATCTTGTAGTCTCTTGCATACTGCTCTCTTTCTTTAGGTGAAAGCTGCTCCTCGATAGGCTTTGCTGTTTCTACAGGCTTTGCATCTATTCTTTCTAAGATAGCTGCTCTACATGCATCTACAGAAGAACCATTGTTAATTAACTGTTCTGCTAGGTCATCAAAACCACGCTTAGAACACATTGCGTTGATCTCTCTGATTCTTGTACGCTCTGCGGAAGCTGCTTTTTTAGTAGCTTCACTACGCACAACTTCTAGATCAAGTT